TTATGTTGAGAACGAAGTTGGTTCCCTGTTCGTGTGAAATGTCGTAATTTGCTGAAGCCATTTACTACTCCTGATTATCTTGGTCTGCATTAATATCTATGTCGCCACTTTTCTCTTCTGCTCTAATTTGTGCGTCCATATCTTTAATTTCTTCTTCGGTCTGCCGAAGAACATTCTTGCGAACAAAATCTCTTGAATAGTAAGTACCAATAAACTCTTCCATTTGTTGTAGGATCTCAAGTCGTTCTTTCATCATTTCAGCATTTTTTAATTCTGTGAAGTAAGAATCACGGATATAATCGAAACGAATATCCTGTTCTAGAGCTCTCCACTCTTCTTCTCTCATAATACCCTTAAGAATAACTTGAGTCTTAAGAAGACTGATAAAAAGTTGAGAGAAAGCAGAACGTAGTTTGTCTACAAATTTGGAGAACTTAAGTTCATCTCTTGTAATCTCCGATGCTCTACCCATGTTGAAACCACTGTCTGGTTCGAGTCGAGTAACAGGAACATTGAGGGCTCTGTAGAGTTTCTTCTTGAAGTATTCTACATCTTCCATCTCGCCTAGATTCTGACCACCATCTAGTGTACTGATTTCGGTTCCTCTACCACCCTCACGACGAGGTAACCAGAAGTCTTCAAGCATCGTCATGTGTTTCTTATCGTCTTTGAGTTCACCTGTAGAAGCATCGTACACTAGTTTGTTTCGATACTTGTTCATGATCTCTCGAAGGTACTGTTCTGCCTTGGTCTTCGGCAGTGAACCAACGTCAATATAAAAGATTCTTCGTTCGGGAGCTCTTGAGATTCTATAGATGACTACAGCATCTTCGATCATCCGAAGTTGGTTGAGTGGTTTGATTGCCTTCTGAAGATAACCAGTTACTCGTTTGTTCTCAAAATCATACATTCCAGATGGGACATAACAGATTGCTTCTTTTGCAATTTTAATACCATCGATGCCTTGGTTGTTTACTACTGACATACCGCCGCCACCATAACGATCCATATATGCTTTATCATAATAGATGTAAAAGTCTTCGACTTTGGTTACAATGGGAACCTGAGTTGATGGGTCTTTTATCTTATCAATTTTCTTGATCTTCTTGATCTTCACCGCATCAACTGCACGAAGTTCCTTGATACCTTTTTTGGTAGCAGCAGGATCTACAATGATGTGATAATATAATCGGCCATCAATGTACCACCGTCTAAAAATTTCATAACCCTTGTTTGCAAAATTCAGCAACCGAAGAATCGTATTAAACTCTTCGGTCACTTTATCTTTGATTGTATCTGTCAGACTAGATTGGTCAAGTCTGAGTTTTACGGCAGGATAATCTAATTCATAAACGATGGCTTCGTTTAGAATGTCTTCCATTGCCATTTCAATTTCAGCATGAGCCGTCATTGAACGATACTTGATTATCATTTCTGCGTCATTACGAACTGCACCATCTAAATCTAGGTACTGTCCGAAATGTCCACCGCCACCAACAACAGTAGACCCATCATCGACCTCTGGTGGGACAAATGATGGGTTTACTAGTGTACCATCTGGTTGAATGATGGAACTATCTAAATCTTTATTGTTCTTCCCGAATGAGAAACCAAATAGGTTCGGCATATCACTTCCTTCATGTTAAAATATATCAAAGACCGGCGTTGTTGACATCAATATTAGGACCATCAGTAAACGGTAGATGTGTCCAGTACTGGTACTGCCAAGTAACGGAGAACTCTGATAAGACACCTTCTGAATCATTGGAAAGATCAATTGCACTGATGTCTGATGGCCAGCAGTCTTGGAGTACCCAAGGTTGGCCAATGATTTCTCCTGCCATATTAAGTTGACGAATTTCAACAATACCAAACAGAGTGCTTGGATCTTGTTGTCCTACGTTCGATGCAAACCCTTTCATAGAGTTTGCCCACTGTTCAAAGAATCCACGGATTTGTAGATCTTGATCGTTATAAACGGTCATGGTCCACGGTTCGAATGTTCTTTCACCAATGGTCTTAAATCTAGTCCCACGGAAGGGAACTTCAATTGGTGCAATAGTAGAGGCTGGGATCTGACCAGCTCTCACAAGAACAGAAAGGTTCTGTCCGTTGTCACCGAACGGAAGAGCAGGAACATTAATTCCTGAAGCCGTTCTGTTAACGGTGATTTGGAAGAGATTACTTCTTACACCACCCTTAAGAACTTGTTTAATCTGATCGACTTTTAGTGAAGGCATTTGGGACTCCTAGTTTCTTTCTACTTTATTTATACGAGATTTTTAAAATCAAGCACCAATTTCTTCAAAGTCTACACCAGTTGGGGTAGCGATAAAGTTCAGAGTAATAAAGTTGATGGAACGAGCTGGTTTGATGTAAATGTCTGCAACAAATTCGTTTCTATCAATCACGACTGGTGTGTTGTTTGATTCGTCACAAACAACCTTGAAGTCAAAGATACCTCTTCTTGCTTGAACGTCTCTGAGGAATGGTTCGACCAAGTTGCGGAAGGACGCTCTTGTAAACTCATCGTTGAATTCGAAGAGTGAGAACTTCGCAGCAGTGGCGATTGATTTCTCAAGAAT